TGGCGTAAGTAGGTTACCCTGACTTACACCCCCTCATTAATATGAAGGGGTCCACCGGTATTTTATGTCGACGGAAACCGGCCGTCCAGCATACAGAAGATGATCCCTGTCAGCGAAAGGCAAATCGCTGCGTTTAAGGAAACTCTTCAATAGAGCGCCATAGCCGTCCAAATATGATTTGGGCAGCTTCGCCTTGACAACCATACCCTTGACAAGAGGGCGATGGAGGTTGGGGTCCCATTTCTCGGTATCGTAACCAAGGAATGAATGGCGACCTAAAGCAGGAGATGTCTCTGCAACTCGAGGGAGGGGGATTAACCCCTCCACCAAGTCGTAGAGATACTCGGAAATCTGCCACATACCTTTCTTATAGAAAAGGTTTGCGGTAGACACCGTAGAAATTATCTCCGCAGTATGCGCGCGTTGCGAAGGAATAAGTTGGCGGACTCGCACGACAGAAACGTCGTGGCCGTCAAAGTACTCCTTACCACAAGACTCTCTGAACTTACCAGTCCAGAAAGACTTGTTGCGATTTACCTTGAAGCCGAATAGCTCAAGGGTATCGACAACGCTTGATACGTAATCCACGGGGACGATAATATCGTCACCGTAGACGCGCACCCGCCCGATAAGGGACTTAATGTCCCTAATCGAAATACGGCGTCCTAGACACTTCTCAATTCCGACGAAGATAACTGTTGCGAAAACAGCAGCCTCCATCGGAAAGCAAAGTGCCGAACCCATAGACGCGAACTTGGCCAAACGGATAACTCCGTGACCAGGCACGTCAGCCTTCCGACTGCGAGTTGCATCAACCGCCCTTGCAAAATGAGGATGGTTACGCAACAAGCGTCGTACATGCTGATTGGAAACACGGTCGCTAGCCTCGCTCAGATCGAGCGTGGCAAGGGTCCCATCAAGGGAGCCCTTCAGAGCCAGATCCTGATTAGGGATCTGGCTACTGTAGTCAATAAGGTTCCGCGCGATGTCATCTGCACGGATTGCCTTCTCGAACAATTCCAAGATTCCCTGCTGCATGTATTGCATAGCAGTAGGTTCAATTGCAATGATTCGAGGTGTTTTCAGCGTTTTAGGAACCGTGATCACCCTAACGGGGATCTCGTCTCCAGGTTCGCGGAAGGTAAGCATGTCGTATTCATCGAGGTATTGATGATACGATGAGAAGAGATTCTCCCCAGCGGGGAAAATCTCTTCCAGCCTGGTGGTCCACTCGATCTGATCAAACTTTCGGTTTCCCTTAAGTTTATCAGCGGTGGCCCCAGGTCCATGTTTGGGAACCACTTCACCGTTATAGATGTTTCCATCAATTTCGGAGAAGGGGTTAGCCCAAAGTAGTGTAGAGATACGGTCGAAAGCTTCAAAGAAGCTATCGTCCTGACTCTTGTCACTACTCTTAACTTCCGACTCACAAGAGAGATAGCCATCGATAGCTGCCTGAGTGCGCTGAGGAGCGCACTCAAGGGCAACCTTGCCGAACATCAGTGTTAACTGACGCACGGCAATAATTGCATCGATGGAATAATCATCTCTTAGAACACCGCTTGCGCGATCGAAAACGAGCTCAAGGAAACCTCCGAATAAACGGGGGAGACCGCCAGTAAAGGCAAAGCCTTTAAACTGGTCGTGAGTTACGAAACCTTGGTCGAGACTTTTTTCGAAGTCTTTGCCAAAGTTAGGTAGGGTAATCGTTAAAAACGAAATACCTTCGCTTTCGACACGACTAAGGACAGTGTTTATGTCCTTAGTGGGGCTCGTATGACACCAGTCACCCATTTGATGGATGACTACACGAAAGAGATCCGTCAGGCTTTTCAATTTCTGCTCCTTATAGAGTTAGAAATTCCTTAGCCGTGGAATCTGATCCGTGGGTGCCGTCCTGTCAGTGACGAGGACGACGCCCAGAGGAATTACCGTGAATAACGTAATTCCCTCCGAGAATGATAGCGACGACGACAATGCCCATAAGGACAAAGTCGGAGTCGATCAACTCTCACCACCAAGGAACTTGGTGGCGTTAGCACCCGTAGAAGCAGTGAACCAGGTCGTGAGACCATCGATCAGCTGCTTCTGCTCGGCAACGGTGTAACCGTTGGCGGGCACATCGGCAACGATGTAGACGGACGACGAGTAACGAGTGTTACCGTTCGTCAGCACATCAGGCGCGATCTTCGAGTGGTTGATACGGGCTACACGGCGAACTCGCTTGCCCCCAGAAGTGGGAGCGTGCGAGACCGTGAGCGCCAGAGAGCCGTCCGAGACCTGATAGGTCGAGGACGAACCCTGGCTGCCAGTACGCGGAAGCGTCTGGGCAGTACCAAC